AGCGACAGTCAGAGCGGCACCGCCTGCGACGATTGCAGCCGCGCCACCAGCGCCAGAAGCCGCGCCACCACCAGCAGCCGCGCCACCGACGCCGAGCACGCCTCGGATTCCGCCGGACAATGCACCCCTGAGTCCGCCAGTGCGGTATCCGCGAGCAGCTCCGGCAATCCCTTTCACCGCCTTGGATGGCTTTCGCCGATTGGAGCCGCGCCTCTTTGTTCGATCGTCGTCATCATCGTCGTCGTCGTCGTCGTCGTCATCATCCCACGACTCAGCAGCGTCACCTACCTGGCCAAAAAACCGCCCCAGGCGACCAGTCCCGAAAGACGACTCGAACGACCTCGCCACGCGGGCAACTGTGTGCGCCGAACTGGGTTGTCGTCGTGACCTCTTTTTGGCCGGTCGTCGTTGCTTCTGTTGTGGATCGTCGTCCGTATCCGAGCCTGCTCCAGCTCCTTCGGTTTCGTCGCCCCCTGTCCGGCTGGTTGATCCAGCCAAACGAGCAATAGCGGCACGCCACCACGATTTCTTCTCCCGTCGCGGCGATTCCTGAATCTGCACGTCTTCTGCTCGCGGGTAGCCGTCCTGATGCTGCTGCCATGCTGCGGCTACTGCTGACGATTCCGGAGTCAGGTTCTGCTCTTTGGCGGTCGTGAACGTCGTTTCCGGCTTGGCAGGATTGCCAGGTGGCTCAGCCGCAGATTCGGCGGACAGGTTGACGGCAGAACGCCAGTCGTCCATTGCGGGCGTGAGGCTCTGCGACGGTTTGAGCTGTGACAGCATTGCCCGCTTCACGGAGGCGATTTCGTTCGACAACTCTCGCTGGCGAGCCGAATACTCTGCTGGTGGCATCCCTCGACCGGAACCGAGTGCGGCAGACTCCTTGTTGAGCCGGGCCAGTTCTGATTGCAGCGTTCTGATGTCGATCGCATCCGGTGCAGCCGATGTCAGCGCAGCAGGCTCAGGCGACGCAGGCGAAAACCCCGCCAGCGACCGCATCACGCCCGGCTCAGTCACTGCCGGTGCCGGAATGCTCGCACGGAACGCCGCGAACGGAGACAGCGACAGTCCCGGAGCCTCGGCGACAGGAGTCTCAGTGCCCGGCTTCCCGGACGCGAGCCACTGCTGGCCGATCTCCGCGTCTCGACTGGCGGCCTGAATGATGTCGTTGACCCAATAGTGAGGCTTCCCCTCACGAATCGCAGCGACCTTTAACTCTGGATGCCGATTGAGCAGTTCGCGGAACTCGTTCGGCGGAATGTTCGCGAACCCTGCCGCCTCCGCCTCGCTGACGATTCGGTCCCCACCGGCTCCACGCTGCACGCGATTGGTTGCGTACTTCACGGCCTGCGTCGTCAACGCCACGCCACTCGCCACGGCAGAGAGCGGACGGGAAAACGCGGCACTGATGCTGGCGGTCGCTTTCTGTGCCATCGATTTCGGGCGAGGATCGAAGTCCGCTTCGTCGCCTGGCTTCAGGCTTCTGCGATCCAGCATCAGCCCGGACAGGATCTCCCCAAGAGACCGGAACGGCCAGGCTGCACCATGCGGCTTGTCTGGTTTCTCGGTCACTCTGAGTCCCTTCGTGCTGCTGCCATCGCCACGTCCGACTGATGTTTTGCGTGCATCGCGACCGCCTCAGCTTCGTCATCATGGATCGCAAGAAACAGGTCTCTCGGCAACTCTTTCGCCGTCGCGAAGTTGATGCCGGACAGCACCTCAGCCCCGTTTCGCAACGCTGCTCGATTCAGGTTGAGCCAGAGTCCGAATTCAAGCTCGGCGTCAATTCGGCCTCGTCGTCGGGGAACGACTCCGATTCCGTACTGGTTGGCCATGTCTGACCAGTATTGGCTTTTTTTTTGACTGTCCCGAGGTAGCCGACGAACGCCGACAGAAGATCGACGCACTCCAGCTCCGTCAGACCGACTCCATCCACGTTCGGCGGATCGATGGAGAATGCCGTTCGGACCGCGTCGACAGTCAGCGTCATCGCTTCGAGGGCAATCTCTTCGTTGGAAGCCGTGAGGAGTTTCGGAGTCGTGGACCAGTCGAATGTTGGATGTGATTTCAGTGACCGGATCACGACCATCGGATCACACCGACGAACGCAATGCCCATCCCAGAACGAAAACACCGCACGGCGTCGAGACTCCATGCGGCGGCGAAGAAAGTTGAACATCGAGCGTCCTGTTTTCAGGTCTGCGTGTTACGTGGTTGTCGCGTTATACATCACGCCAGCGGACGCGTGACACTGGAACGACATTCGGACCCGCGTGAATTTCGTGCCTTTGTTGATCTCAATCGGTTCGCGAGGAATCGCGATCAGGTAGTTTCGCGGGTTATTGATGATCGGATCGCCAGAGCCGTCCACGTTGTCCGGAGCCAGCAGGAGCCGGAAGCTGTTGCCGCTCAATAGCGTGCCTGGCTGGCTGATTGATCCAGCCGTACCACCTTTCACGATCGGTCGGAGCTTGTTCAGGATTGCGAGGTCAAACTTTGACATGTCGATCGAAACCTCGTGAATCTGCCCGAAGAACTGCACGTCGATTGGCGGACCCTCAGTGCCGCCATTCTGGTCACCTGGCACGTCCGCCGTTCGCGACGTCTCTCGAATAGAAACACCGTCGACCGTGTAACCCAGCACTTCGAGCGCGCCTTGATCACCAGTGCCAACACTGATTTTGCACGGCCCATCAAACTGAACAGAAATGGCCATTGGCATGGCTCCTTATTGGACTCGCCCTGGCAGGACGACACGAGGGTAATAATTGGTGGAACGATCTCGAATCAGGTTCGGATGCTCGCGTTGTGCGATCGTCGGAGCGTCTAACGTGGGTAGAGACGCGCTGACCGCTTCCGCCAGATTGAACAGATTGACGCCGTCTTGTAGTTTCTTCAGGTCTTTTTGTGCCGACTCGATCCGCGACTCGTAATCGTCGCGGTTGAATCCACTGCGGCGGTCCAGCAGGTAGGCCATCGCCAACGCACAGACAATCCGCTTTAGTTTCGCCTGCGAATTGCCGGTGAGCCCGGCCAGGTCTTCGACCGAATACCGCCCACCTGCCATTAGCGCCGTTTCAACGTCTCCCGACGCTTCTGCCAGGAATTCCAGCGCGACGGCGTCGGTATTCAAATCCGCCAACTCAACAGCCGCACCGGTATCGCTGACGAGCTGGGCAATGTCCCGCTCGTCGAAGCGAATCCGCATGTCGGCGACTGTTGCGTAAGCAGCCATGATACTGATTCCAAAGAGAAGAAGGCCGCATCCCTGCGGCCATTGAGGTGTCAGCCGTTACGAGCAGCCAGTGAACAGGAACCCGGACACTGGAGCCGTCATGACCGTGGCGTAATCATCGACAACGCGACCTTTCGTCAGGCGGTTGTCCGGATCCTGCTTTGTCTCGACTGTCATCTCTTCGAGCATGAACATCGTCAGCGTCGAAAACGACGGCTGACCGGCCACGCCATCGATTCCACCAGGGCGGCTGCACATGACTGCGGACGACGCCGGCATCACAAAGGACCGAGCCTTTGTCGCGCCCTTGCGGCTCGTCACCCGAACCGTGTTTTCGATCACGATTGGGTAACCGTACAGCGTCGGCGGAAGTCCGAATTTGGCGTTCTTGTTCGTGAACTTGCCTTCGCCCGACACGTAGTATTTCGCGTCAGACGACTGCTTGATCATGTCCACAATTTCTTGCGAGACAGACATCTCCTTAGCCAACGTCGGACTGATCACGACCATCAGCTCGTCAATGTCGATCGCGCTGAGCGTGTCCAGCATGATCAATTCAGCCGCATGGTTGAGCGACCGCTTGATATCCTGACGCGTTGACGTTGACTGTGCCCAGGTGCCAGTCGTTCCAGTGATCGAGCCGCCACTAATCGCAGAGACGTGCGTCGAGTCGTAATTGCCCGACGTCGTCAGAGCCGTGACGGCTCGCATTGTGCGGACGGTCATCGCTTTCTGAGCGTGAATCCGGCCATGCTGCGCGGCGATCTCCCATTCAGCGTTATCGACAGTCCGTTGACCGAGCCGGTACGGATACGCCGATCGACGAGTCTGAAACTGCGGCAAGTCGAACGATTCGGTTCCGTCGCTGCCATCCGGCGCGTCGGCTCCATCTGCCCAGTCGTATTCGGCGGCATCGGCCCCCAGAACACGGCCAGCCTCTTCGACTGTCATTACATGGTACAGTCCGGCCGGTTTCTTCACCGGGACGATCTGAGCATACTCCGAGACGGCAAACTTGCTCGGATCACGCGAGAAGTCCACGATCAAGTTGCCGCTTGCCTCGGGACTTTTGACAAAGACGTTAGTGCTTGAAGGAAATTGAGCCACGTGTTGACCTCCGAAAGATCACGCGGCCTGGTTGTTCCAATACCGACGTCGTTGAAATGTGAAAAAACGCTGCCTCGTTTGCTTATGTCTCAGTCGTCACTGTTTGCGGCATCAGACGAACAGTGATCAACTCGCCAGATGCGCCGGACGTTACGGCGATCGCCCCGACGTTCTCCTTCAGCCCAGCGGTTTCCGCCGCCACAACCGCCTTACCGTTCGAGTCGCTCTTGAGCAGTGCTCCAGCGGTGACCGTTCCGCCGCATTCGACCATCGGCTCGTCGCCTGGCACGCAGTAAACGTGCAGCGACTCGCCAGACACGGCACACTCGGTCGTGTTGGAGTTGTCTGGTGTCGGAGCCGCTCGACCGCCCAGCTGACTGACTCCGAAAATGCGATCGTTGGCTTCAGCCTGTGCGACTGTGTTGCTGCCGCTGATTGCGACGAATCGGGCTCGATGGATTGTTCCGCTCGCGCGGTAAGCACTGGCTGGCATTTATCTATTCTCCGTACTGGGTGAACTGTGTGGTGGTATGAGAGACTAACGATCAGGCTTTTGGCGGATTGACGATAGCCATCGCTTCGGCAAACGTGATCTTCTTGCCTGCCTGACGTTGAGACAACACGTATTCCGTCGCACGTTTCGAGTAGTTTTCGCGCTCGGAATCCGTCGTGGAATCCGCCCTCAGTTGTGGCGATCGTTCGACGGGAATTTCAGGGACCGACGATGACAGCGGGGCTCGTTGATAGTGCTCCGCGATCGTCTCAAGCTGAATTTCGAACGCGTCATCATCGAGGCCGGCTGAACGGGACAACTCCTTGTCGATGTCGAAGATGTATCCGGCGTCTTTCAGCTTCGAGTATCGCTCGCGACGGGTCGCCACTTTGTTGGATGCGGTAGCGACAGCAAGGTCTTCCCGAAGCCTCTGATTATCCGCACTGACTCGTGAATAGTCCTCACGCAACGCACGGTCGCGGGCGATCTGCTCGGCGTTCCCGCGTCGCGAATACTGCTCGGCGGAACCTGCGGACATGTATCGCTTGCGGGCCTTCATGTAGCCTGCCTGACCGTCCGAACTCAAAGAGGCGTACTCTTCTCGCTCATCGTCATCCATGCCGTCAGTTGGCTGCGGTGCGGCTGGCTGCGGTTGTGGTGCGGCTGCTTGTGGTTGTGTCGGTGGTGCCTGTGGTTGATCCTGTGGTGGACTGGCTGGACCGTTCCCTTGTCCTGGGTAACTGTCCGTTGCGTCGTCGTCGTCGTCGAACTCGCCGAACCCATCAGTGGCTTGCTCGTCACCGTCCGGTTCTCCGCCCTGCATCTGCTCCAGCACCCACTGCATCGGGGCCGAATTCAGAATCGCATTGACAAGCTCTTGTCGGTCTTCCGGGCTCAGCATAGTCGAGTCCTCTTCGCCGCTGTCTGCGGCATATTTGGTTGATTTAACGACGACGCTCGCGGCAGACGGGAACGCCGCCGCCGAGTATTTCTCGACCAGTGCCCCGGACGGCTTGCGACCGTACCGGACCATGCCGAGTTCAAGTCGCGGGGTCTCGGATTCCAGCGCGGCGATCGGACTGAAGAACCGGTCTTCCATGCGGCTTTCGAGCCACACTTCCGGGCTGCGGTATCGCTTGGCTTTCGATCGCTCGAAGCACTCTTTGCGGTGATGCTCGTCGGCAAAGATTGCCCATCGAGGCTCTTTGCGACCGATCATCCCGAGGTAGTACGGTCCAGCGTATCCGAGCACGTCCGGACGCTTTGCCCGACCAGACTCCACGTCTTCATCAGATGGCGTGTGGCCGTCTGTGATCGGCGAGAAGTTGCCGGTGTCCGCGATCCGATGATTGTTCGAGTCGATTAACGCGATCAGTTCATCGCGACCGTATTTGACCGGACGCCGATCACGGCCTTCTCGCGTCGCGTGCTCTTTGAACACTGGAGCGCACGGGACGCGAACGTATTTCTCTGCCGGGAATTCCTGCGACGCGATCCGATTCAGTTGCCCGCCGTCGCCGACTTCCTGCCACGCCGCAAACATCGCGCGGTTGCGCTGGTCCGTGTCCGGCATCGCTCGCCGCATGGACGAGTGGAATCGCACCGCGAATGCGGGTTGCGACTCTCCGGGATGTGGATGACAGAGCGGCTGCATTGGGAGTCCAGCAATAAAAAAAGCCCAATGATCTGGCTGATTGCCTGATCACTGGGCTCGATTGTTTCGATACCGTCACTTTGTCTGCGAGACTGCTACTTGTGCGTTTCCGCTTCCGTGACTTTGTAGTGCTGGATTCGACCGTCCTGCACTGTCACTTCAACGGCAATCACGCCAAATCGGCGTGTCCTCTCTGCGTCGCTCAGCAGCTCGGCAAGCCGTTTCGGCGCTTCCGCTCGTAATCGCTGACTTTGTTCGCTCAACTGCATGCTCCTTGTATTGTGCAGCATTTCACATTTTCGCAAGTCACGTCAAGCCTAGAAACTGTCGTCTTCGGGCACATTGGCCCCGAATCCGAACGACAATGCGTCATCGAGCTCCGTAGCGACGCTATTTCGCAGGCTGGCCAGTCTCTCTGCCGCGCGACCTGCGACGGATTCGCTGTTTGCGGACTCTGCTGACTGCTTGCCTTCGCGGATGAACTCCCAGACCTGCGCGGGCGTGTCGTCGCCGTCAGGATCGAACAGGTGCGGGTACTCTGACGCGAAATCCCGTGACGACTCATCGAAGCCTGGGAACGTGCTGTAATCCTCGTAACGATTCTCGATCGCAGCCTGCCGCCCTGCCGTCAGGCCGGTCATCTGCCGAGCCCGCTTGCGTGCTGCTTCCGTCTCACGATCCTCGAACGACGTCGCCTCGTGCTGCGCGGGCATTTCCTTCAGCACCTCGTGCGTCGCAACTCCGTGTTGCTTTGCTGCGGCCTTCGCGTTTGCGTGTGCCGCCTGTGCCTTTTTCGTCTCATGACGGCGTCTGTCGCTGGCGGAGTATTGTTTGCCGTCGATCCCTTCCGCTTTCGCGTGTGCCTGTCTCACCTCGCGACGCTCGCGGGAATCATCCGGCTCGTCGATCAGGTCACTGACGTGCTCGTTCTTGAGACCCGGGCATCCTTTGGTGATCTTGCCGTCGCCGTTGACGAACACCGGAGCCCCGCCGACTCGCTGCCAGCCTGCAGAGCCGTCGCCCGGTTGTCGTTTCTTCGGGGCGGTGACCTTGTCCGGCTGACGTCTCCGTTTCCGCTTTGCTGGCTCAGTCGCTGGCCGCAATTCGTATCGCTCAACGCGAACAGCACGATTGATCTCGTCCGTCAGGCTTCGTGAGAACATTTCCCGCTGCCCCTTGAGCGGTACTGCCTCGGCCTCGCGTTTCTTGATCGAGTCTTCGATCTGTTCAAGCATCGACGCCTGAGCTGCTGCTTTCGCGTCCCGCTTTCCGGGCTTGGCAACGTTGAACAGTTGCCCCTGCCCGCTGTTTGTCTGGCCGAACAGCCCCATCTGTTGTCCGGGGACTGGGGCGGGCTTGAACGGGGCAGGTGCGGATGGCTTCGGCTTGTCGCCGAGTGTGCTGTTCACTGGCTGCGGTGCTGTCTTCTTAGCGGACTCGTGCGCCCGCTTTAACTCGGATTTAACAGCATCCATGTCTGCGTGTCCGATAATCGTCCGCATGTCGTCCTTCTTGAGTCGGTCATCCAACAGCTTCTGGTTAGGGTCGTTGATGTATCGGCTCGCATACCGGCCCAGTTTTTTCGCGACGGCGGATGCCACTGCCGGGATGTCGCCCGCTTCTCGAATCGGCGTTAGGTCGTGATCGTAAATATCCTTTTCCGATAGTGGTTCGGCGTATCCAATCATTCCGTGCCTGAAATCTTCGTGCTCTCCCAGTTCGCTGTGGTCACGGGGAGTTGCCCCCGGTCCCGGTGGGCGGAGACGCATCCCGTACCAGTACGTTCGGTCGTTTTTTTCTTCTGGCTTCGCCGGTGCCAGTTCGCCAGAAACGAACTCCTCGTTCGGTACTCGCGGAATTCCGGTGTCTGGTTTCGTCGAGTTTCGTCGAGTTTCATCGAGTTTCATCGCCGGTTTCTTCTTCGCGGCAGTCTCGGCCTTGTGTTCGCTGTTCCCTTTATTGACTGGTGCCGGTGCAGCCTGTGCAGGTGCTGGCTTCGGCTTGGCTCCGGCTTTCACCGTGGCGCGAATGTCATCGGCGGTCATCGGCACGACGTCGCCGCTGGGTTTCGTCACCTCATACCATGCCGTTTTCGTCTTCAGGTCGTACCTCAGTGGCTTGTGGGCGACGGAGTACCCGAGTTCCGTCATGGCGTGCATTGCCTGTCCGATCGACGCTGTGGCACTGAGAGGCCGTGCCTTTGGCTTGTCGTTGTTGACTGGTGCCGGGGTTTGTGCCTTCGTCTCCGGCTCGTTCGCCTTCGCCTCGTTCTCCCGCCGCTTCGCCACTCCCAGTTCGCCGACCTTGTGCCCTGTGAGCGACTGCGGCCCCTTCTGGATCTGCCCCTTGCCGTCGATCTGGACGTGAGTCCCGCCGCCACCATCGTCGTTCTTCAGCGTGATCCACTTCAGAGTTTTCTGGCCGGGAGCTGATTTGCGTTTCGCGTACTGCTCGCGCTCGACTGCAAACGCTCGATCGAACTCGCGGCGAAGTGCGTATTTCTCCGCACCGCCGATGATCTCGACCGCGTCCTCTCCCGCTTCCAGTCGCTTCAGGTTCGCCATCGCCTGCTTATAGTTTGCCGACTCGTAATGCCGGTCATCGTCCGCCGCGAGTGCCTGCATTTGCCTCGCTGTCCGCTTGATATCCTCGATGGCGGTCGCTCTGACCTTCGCCTTTTCTGCGGCTTTGGCAGTGGCGACGTCCACATCGTTCGGCTCGACAGGCACGGCCTTATACTCAGCGTACCAGCCTGCTCCCTGCTTGAAATTACTCCAGGCGTCCATATCCTCGATATGATCGTCACTCACGAAATGCGGACGGCTCGATTCAGTGACCATCCACGGGCCATCTTTGCGGTGGATGATGTCCCCGGGCTGCCTCTGTTCGTAGTTTGCTTCCACCTGTGCCCGCCGCCCGTGCCCAGCGTGTGCGGTGAAGCTGGACGCCCTGCCGTTTCCGCGTGGCGTCCGACCGTGCTTCTGGACTGTCGCGACGTGTTTTTCCTGTGCTTTAGTTGTCTCGTCCGCTTGCATTTTCGCCACAGTGGCACGGGCTTCGGATTCGAACGCGTCCCTCTGCTCGGCAGTCTCAAATCGAGATTGATGCCTGTCTGGAAAATTCTTACCGCCGTGCTTCTCGATCAGGGCTTTCGCAAATGCTGCATCGGTATCGTTTGCCGACATAGATGATCGGTGCGGATGCGACTTCTCCGCAGCCTCGAACTCCGCTTGACCTGCCGCCATCGTCTCGGCTTTCGCCGCCTGCTGTTTCGCCGCGTCATCTGAGAACTTCAGACCAGACAGGTTCCGCAGCTTCTCCGCCGCTTTGCTGTCCACCGTCCATACTTTGCGGGCGCCGTCCCACTTCCCCCCAGCCGCTCGAATCTTGTCTTTATGCGCGAACGTGTTTCCGCCAATTGTGATTTTGCTGGCTGGTGCTGGCTTTGGCTCGTTCGGCGAATCCGTTGCCGGAGTCGCCTTCTGTTCTGCGGGTGCAAATTTCGCCAGCTTGTCGTTTTTCGCTTGGAGCTTGCTTTCCAGATCGCTCCACTTTGCGGAGCCGATCCACCACCGCTGTGAATCACTGTCCCACTTTCCACCAGCCGCCCTGATGGTGTCTTTGTGGTCGAACGTCTTGCCGGACAACCACACTCGACGGCCCTCTTTCGTGGCCGTGACATTCAGCGCATCGAACGATTGCGGGCCTTTGGGTGATGCTGGTTTTTTCTTCAGTTCAGCACGTGACTCATCCGCAGGTTGTCCGCTGCTCCCCGCGTTCGCTTTCGCCTCATTCTCTCGCCGCGTCTTGCTCCCCAGTTCGTCGACCTTATGCTCCGCCAGAACATCGTCAGGAACATGCTTGCCGTTACTGATCGCATCCTCAACATACTTTCGATGCTCCTTTGCAAGTTTCTCTCGATGCGCCACATGCAGTTCGTGGAAGTGTCCGCCTTTGCCGTCGTCGTCGCCATACCTTTGCTTTTGATACTCTGCTTGAGTCAGTAAGTGTGGAGCGTGTTCTTTTGCGACTGACGCAAACTCCTTCACGATATGACGAGGAACGGGCTTGCCCTCTTCGATGGCTGTCTCAATCTCTGCGTCATAGTTGCCTTTTGGTAATCCTCGCCCGCGATTTTCGCCTTCATATTCCTCGCGTGTTTTTTGCCACGGTTCAAGCTCACTGCTGCTACCACCGATGCTCTCTACCTTCGCCGGTTTCTTCTTCGCCGCCGTCTCGGCGCTCGCTTTCGCCTCGTTCGCCTTGCGCGTCTTCGCACCCAGCTCACCGACCTTGTGCCCGGTCAGATCCTTCGGCCCCTTCGTGATCTGGCCTGTCTTCGTGATCTGAACCGGCGTGCCGCCAGCGTGCTTCTTGTCACCGTCAGGCGTCCCGCCGATCGTGATCCACTGAAGCTCCTTCTGGCCAGGGGCTGATTTGTGCTTCGCGTACGACTCTCGCTGGCGGAGTGCGACGGCTCGGTTGATTTCTTCAGTGAGAGCGTGTGCGACCATCGGACGTGATCCTAAATCTTTGCTGTGAGTGCGATGACGATCGCTTCGACCACCGCGATGAATCGAATGAACCGAATCATGGTGCGACCGGCTTCCGCTGTGAACCCGTTGCCAGCCAGTCACTGAACTGCTTCCACGTCATGCCGGTGATCGCGCTGAAGCCTTTCCAGTCGCGTGAATACGAATCGCGGTAAGCCTTCAGCGCGTCAGCTTCCGTGTGGAAACCGATCATGCACTTGTGCTCATCAAACTTGCCGTCCGGCTTGATTTGATCGACGACGAAGACAAGATCGCAGGCCGGATCGTCACCGACGAACACGTCCACTTGGTCACCATCCGCGCCGCTCGTGCGTCGCAGGTATCCGTAGTGGTGCGGCATCGTGACTGACCACTCCTTGCCGTCCTTGTCGGTGCCGCGACGTTGGGAGCCTGCTGGGTTCTCGATCGTGACTTCGAACCCATGACACCAGAACGAGCCCTTGCGGTAGTTGCCTGCCGCCTTTCGCTCTGGGCTCGGATCCATGTCCGTGAGTGCTGCCGCCTCGACCAGTGCCGCTCGAATGTCGCGGGCGTAAAACTCTCGCCCGTCCCCGCTGGCTCCGTCGTTGCCGACCGTCGCGAGCGCGGCGTGCAGGTCGATGGCTGCCGTGACATCACTGGCCGGTCCCGGTGTCGTCGGCTCCTGTCCCTGCTCAATGTGTCCGGTTTGTCCGGACACATTCGCGCCATCGTCCGGCATCTGTCCCGGCATTTGTCCTGGCTGCTGTGCCAGTTGCGGATTCTGGAGCACCACATCCTCGCCTTCCGGCACGCTCGCCCCAATCGCGTCCAACACGTCGGACTCCTTGAGTCTCGCCCCCATCGTCCAGGCCACCTGATACGATTGCAGAACCGATTCCTGATTCGGCTCTTCAGTGTGGATCTTGAACTCCAAGTGAATCCCGCGTGCGTGCGGGAAATTGAAGTCGAGAATCGGACGGACCAGCTCGTACGTCATCGTCTCTTCGAGGTTTCGCGCGTCGTATTTGATGATTTGCATCAGCGTGTCAAGGTGCAGGTCTGCCAGTCCTGACCCCAGTCCCGTCGCGTCCGCTTCTGACGTCAGCGTCTGCCCGAGAATGTACCGCTTGATGCGATGCCCGAAGTATTGCTCCAGCAGTTCGCGAATCACCTGAGCCCCGGCCATGCCTGGCTCAACGACGTGCATGTTGAACAGTGCCGCATCGTCGCCCGCAGGCTTGGGGAACAGAATCGCGTTCTTGTTTCCGCCGCCTCGCTGGCTGGCTGCCTCTTCAACTGCGGTTTTCGCATCCGCGTTGCCTGACGGATACTCCCAGATTTCGATCCCCGCCGCTGAGCGTTCCAGGTACTCCAGCAGGTACGCCAGGCATTCCTGTTTCTGGAACCACTCCCAGTAAATGCGGCTCCGGATGCCGACACCATGCACGGCCCCGGCGTCAAGCGGCGACTCCCACGGCCCGTCTTCAATCTGGTGCCGGTGAATCGCAATCAGCTTCCGCTGCCAGGTCGGCAGAAAGTAGGCCATGCCACGGTCTGTCTGCGACACAAACTGCCGATCGAGACCCTGACCGGCGGCGGCGGCGGTGTTGATCAGGATTCCAACGCCGCCCAGTGCTCCCCGTTTCTCAGCCGCCTCTTCCCATCGCGGGTCTTCGTACCGGAAGACGAGCTTGTCACCGTTGATCGGTGTCCAGCCGTAATGCTCTCTGCCAGATTCCGGCATCGGCATCGTGTACTGACGCCCGCCAATGTCCTGCTTGCCCCAGCGATGCTGAATTGCCGTCCGACCGTACCAGATCGCCTCTAACATGCAGCGTCGATATTCTGTGAACCGCCGCATGCGTGTCAGGATTTTCGTGACGACCTCGCAGAGTTCTTCCTGCTCGTGAGACTTCTCGTCTTCGGGCTGGATGTGCCAGTCGAGCAGCGCCGTCAACCGCTGCCTCGACTCCAGACACTCCATGATTCCGACGTCGTTTCGCATGAAGCGTGCGTTGTCGCGACTGGCTTTGATCGCCTCGTCAGACTGCCGATAAACGCGCGCGACGGAACCCAGTAATGCGGAAAACGTGAGCACGTGAGGCAACGGAGACTTCCCACCACCCGGCAGACCACCAGCGAGCCGGGACGGATCCAGAATGTCGCCTGCTCTCGCGTCTACTGAGTGCGTGATTTCGTCGTAGTTCATGATCGTCCAGGCAATAAAAAAAGCCCAGTAATCAGACTGGTTGTCCGATTACTGGGCTCGATTGTTTCGATGCCGTCAAATTGTCCTCACGCACTGCTACGGCTTCTTTTTCGTTGGCGGCACGTTCGCGACCGGCTCCACCTGCTCGGCTTCCGGGGGATCGAGCTCCACCTGCTCCGCTGCGGCAATCAACGCATCAGCCAGCGACAATGCCGTCTTCACGGCCAGTTCAATCGCCCCGCTGTCGCCTCTCTGAATCCCGTGTGCCTCTGGTCCTGATGCCAGTCCTGCCAGAATCGTCGCTGCAAGCTGCAATCGCATTTCAAACGTCCTCAGAAAAGTGAATCGAATCCGTACGCCGCGTGAGCGGGCCATTTAGCAGGTTCACCGCCTGTTTGTCGAGATCGTCAGCTTCCGCGCGTCTTACGCCCCTCCGCTTCGAACTTCTCTCTCTCGTCTGGTCGCAACTTAACCCGTACTTGCCGCATCTCCATCCAACCAAAACGCTTACCGCAATATGGGCACAGGATGCTCGGTGTTTCTATGACTATCCCTGATGTCCGGCAGAAAGGGCACCGGAACAGGAACAATTCGTCCGGTGTTTTCGCTTGCTCGTTTTTGGCCATCGATCGCCTTCCTTAATGAAACACGGCTTACCCCCTGAACGGCTCGCCGCGATTTGGAGCGCCACGACTCATCACCTTCCGCAAGTCTGGCTGATATCGCCCGATCTTCCGGTCTTCGAGTTGGCTGGTGATCACTCGCTTGCCGCTGGGCGTGTTCGCCGTCACCTGCCGCTGGACGAGGTACTGCGTTCGTTTTTCGCCCTGCCCGTAACTGACGGCCTGCCTCGGCACGTATCCCTGAGCGACTCCCGTCAGCTTGTAGCGGTACTGATGCCCGGAGACTGACCCGCGAATTCGAAGCCGGTCCCAGACGAATGTCCCTTTCGAACTGGCCCGACGCATGGCTTCGAATACGTACGGATGCACGTCTTCATAGCGGTACTGCGGCCCCGCCACTTTCGCCTTGCCGCCTCGTTTGCGGTCTCCTTGAAGGAAACGCACCTTCAGTGTGCCTTTCATCGGGTTCGCTTCGTTCCAGTCATAGCCGATCGAATGCACGTTGCTCGACTCGACAGGAATCATCTCGCCCGTCGCGAGCGGGTCATCCGGGCTGACGTAGATCGTGCGCCCGCCGACCTGTCGCCGCGTGTCGTCCCGCGCGTCCGCAAAATCAAACAGCGGACTGTCGTCCGGTTGCATTCGGACACCTTCGCCGAACGCCTCGCCGAACAACTGCGGCCTGTGCTGCCGCAGAAACGCCTCAGCCGCATCGAGCGCCTTGTCGATTGCTGACTCGCTCGGCTTTGCCCCGGGGCCGTGCCCACCAGCTCGCAAGAGCATGTCCACAATTGGTGCAGCCGGTCCGAGTGCCTTCAGTGCCTGATTCCAGCCGGCCATTCCGCCCCTGTGAATCAGCGATCCGATGCCCTTGAAGATTTTCCCGGCCAGTCGTGCCGGTCCTGCGGCAGCCGCCTGCCGTGCTGCCGACGCTTCCTGCCCGCTGCCGAAATTTCCGAACAGTGGGTGTTTCTTCTTGGCCATCTCGTTACCTCTCCCTATCGAACACCGCGTCAAGATCATGCCGTTGAATCTGCACCGCTCGCGTCTTGTGCCCGTTGGCGACTCGATCGATCGTGCCGCCAACGCGGCTCGCCTCGGTGAATACACAATAGCGTAACGCGTCGCACGTGTGATCGTCTTTCTTCAGCGGTTGCCGTCGTGCGTCTCGCGGATTCAGTCCTGACTCGGAGCCTCGCTCCCAGCGGTAAATTCGCATCTGCTGTGCCAGCTTCGGGCACCGGTCCTGATGAACGAACAGACGCGGATGTCCATCGAGTGCGGGCTCGCACTTCAGCAGGTACTGCACGTGTTCGATCCCTTCGAGCACGCTGTTGTTCGCTGGCGTGATCGAAATCGGCTTCACGTCCGGTCGATAGTTTGTGAGCTTGCTGGCGATCCGGATGCTGGCCGGGCTCGATGGGTCCGCGTAGGTCGTGCCGTACAGCGGATGGCCTTCCTTCCACTGCCATATAGCCGACCGCTCCTGCACCGCGACCAGATGTTCGACAGTGTCCCGCATCTGGTCGGTCGAGTAATACTCGTCGAAGACGAACCACTGACCGAGCCCGTTGCGGTAAAGCCACAAGCAAACGAACGCGTTCTGCGGGCCAGCTCCCCAGTCGATTGTCCGGCGATACTGCACGCCGTCCGGAAAGTCGATCACGTCATCATCGACCAAGTGAATTTTCGCGTTCCAGCCGGCGTAAATCTGGCCGGCAAACTTCCCAAATTCTCCACGGCAACGGACCGGCTTGACCTCGTCCGGCAGCATCCCGAAGAACTCGTCGAACCACTCCTGTGACACCTGCCCGGCTTCGACGGCACACTCCGTGTTCGCATGGCAGACCTGCCAGCCCTGCGGCAGTTCGTCCCGATCAATCATCTCTTCGAGGTTGATCGACCGCTCCGGATCGACCGGCGTAAACTCAGCCAGTTTCGATCCCCGGAACTCGTACTCGCGGCAGCCTCGCAGGACTTCTTCGAGGATGCCCCACGGGAATTGTTCCACGAACAGGAACCCGCCGATGGCGGACGCCTGCATCTGTGCCCGGCCCTGAGCATACGACTTGAATTCCAGCACCCAGTTTTTGCCGGGACGCCCCGGCCACGGCTTCAACGGCACGCGGTATGGCCAGTTCTGGTTCGGCTTGTACCAACTGATTCTCGGACGATCGATCTCCGATTCCGGGATCATCCCGCGTCCGAACAGCTTCTCTTTCCAGCAGGCGTCCATCACCTGCTGATAACTCTCCGCGATGATCCAGAACGGAGTGTCTCGATGCGGTGGAGGCTGCTGCTCTAGTATGAACTTCGCCACCTTGAACAAACCAGCAGTTGTTGTGCCTGATCCGTTTCCGCCCAGCAAAAACGTGACGCCCGGATTCATCGAGTTCACGAACGTCGTCTGTTCATCGCCGCGCTCGACGTTGTCTGGCCTCGGCTCAAAGAACCAATAGGCGTTATCGAGCGTTGAAATGACGCCAGCGTCGACGATTGCTTCAACTGCTTCGGGCATCGATCACCAATCTGGCAGAGATCAACTAAACGGCTTCGTGCTGCGAATCACTCTAAACCCGCCGCCAGTCCCACACTGAAGCGTACAGCCTACAGGCTTGCCCGAGTAATCACCTCGCAATTCTGGTTCCTCTAGCCTTTGCGGATCAGCCTTTCGCTTCGCGATGAGATTGTCGAGCAGTTCCTTTCGCTGCTCTTCACCCATCGCGTTGTGTTCCTTTCGCCAGTGATCACCGTGAAGATAAATTTCGGCCCGTAGTTTCGCGTCAACTTCTGCGTTTCGTCCGATCATCTCTTCTCCTTTTCTCGCTTCACATTCTGCGGCTGTGTGACTACACCGACCAGCACGACCACACGTCCCCGCTGATCGAAGTCGTTATCCGTCAACCGCTGGTGACTTCATAAAACACACCCAATGGGTCTGCGCCTTCTTCCCGCTCCGGTGCCCGTACAGCGGCTTTTCGTCCGTCAACGCTAACACTTCCCGCAATGGTATCTCTGCCTCGCACCACTTGAATATCAGCGTCCCGCACGGTTTGAGCACCCTGAAACATTCCACAAAACCAGCCCGCAAATCTTCACGCCACGTTTCCGCCAGCAACCCAAAGTCAAACGCAATTCGACCTGTCGCTCCCGCCCCTTTATGAAAGTGAGGCGGATCAAACACCACATGCCAGAACGTCTCATCTGGGTAAACCATCTGGCGAAAATCAGCGATTTCATCCGGTGCCACAACCTTCGGCTTTCGTCCCTTTGTTCCTGGCGTGCCAACATCAATAACCCGCACGCCTTTCCGAATGTCGTTGTAAACTGCTCGCTCGTCAGTTCTGTCAAACCAAAACATTCGAGTACCGCAACAAGGATCGAGAACAGGCGGATAACAAGCGGGTGAACCCGAGTGCTCGTCCTGCCGTTTTGTTTGGCCGTAAGTCGCCATCGCCTCTCCACTTGCTTTTAGTTGCCCACCAATTTCGTCAACTGCCTCGCCAGCCGCTGCCACTCCGCCACCTGCTGCGGCGTCGCGCGGCTGTCTTCCGTGAATCGCTGTGCCCGTTCGATCGCCTGCCGTCGAGCTTCTTCGCGTGAGATACCTGCCACCCGAAATGCAAAGACGTCCGGCAACCATTCGCCCCGGTCCTCTTCCGCGAGCATTTTCTCTTCAAGCTGCTTGAGTCGTGCTTTCAGTGACATTTGCTTGCAGCTCGAATTGCTGCACCGATCGTGCATCCTTCTGCTGTCGATACTATGCCTCTTCGCTCAAGCGTGACTCGCCACACCTCCTGTTGCTCGATGGGAGTGAGTCGCTCGATCCGCTTCAGGAACCAGCCTGCTTTACTGGCCTCCGTTGCGTTCACGTGAAAGTCGTCGTCAGTCGTACTCGTACTCGTCGTCGTCGTACTCGTCGTACTCGTCGTACTCGTCATCGTCTGGTATCTCCTGATTCATATCCACATCTATGATGAATGTTTCCACCATCTCACGCCACTCTCGCGCCAGCCACTCTGCTGCGTCTAAATCTGACAGTCGAGCTGAAATCTCATATTTGCCAACGTACCAAAACTTCACCCACAGCCAATAGGCCAACTCCATCGCTCGGAAATACTGATCTCTATGTCGCCAGTTTTTCAGTCTCTCCATTCGTTCGGCAAACATGCGAGACACCGCATCTACGCATGATTCCCGTCTGTCACTCTCCCACTCCTCGACTATGCTGTAAGAGTCCCACTCCCGCCACTTCGGAAGTGAGCTGACTTCGTATCCCAGCCAGCGTCGATGCAACTCATCATTGAGACGCTTCTGCTGCTGAGAACTTGGCCACTCCGCCCAGTAACCATTCAACGAAACTCTCGCCGCGTCCGTTTCGGCCTTCGTTTTCTCCCACACTGATTGCTGCCGTATCACGCCAGCTTCCGGACATTTAATGCCGCGTTCTTCCGCTTCTTTCCGAGCGGCAATTTTGTCGCGATATCTCTGATGCTGCTTGTCCTCTTCAATCTCTCGCAGATAGACCCGAATTGCCGGTGCCAGCAAGAAAGCAAGAGAGCCTGCGTGACGACCGGCTGTTTTCACCGCATTGAGATACCGCTGCAAGTCGTACTCGCACCGGAATGTCCTTCTCTTCAAAACCTGGGGCACTTCAGCTTCTGACAGTCCAGCTTCGTCCCAGCACGTCGATTCCGCTGTCGAGTAAAACGTCCTTTGGGACATGTCTAGCAACAGCACTTCCGCCACCGCTTCGCATGACACCAGCGGGTCTGTCCGCAGCTCTCGGATTTCATCGGAGTCTGATTCGAGCCACTCAATCAACAGCTTAGCTCGCTCGTATTCGTCGTCGAAGAACTCGTGCGCACGCCGCCTGGCGTCCCCAAGAGGCCATACCCGAACGAGAACCACAGACAGTCGGCACTGGCCACTATTACTCGGAGCGAGACGCCACTGCTTTCTGAGATATGTGCTGAATCGCTCAACGGCCTGCTGTGCAGCAAATAGCCGTTCGGGATCAACGTTTTCTCTCGTTCGCTCCTGTTGCTCTGCCGCTTCGTATTTTCGCAACAGCACCGCAGGAGCCAGCCATTGCGAGAGCGATACCTCGTTGCATTGCCCGCACGCAGTGTCGTCGCGTTCGTGGCTCTGCAATGGCAATCCACACCGTCTGCACTTCCTCGCACCCATATCCCCGCCTTTCTGGTCAATCCCCCCTCGAGCTCTGCTTTGCGATCTCCGTCTGACAGTTCGCCGGCCAGTGGCACCGCTGAGCCCGAAACGAAGCAAGCCCGACCGTATGGCCGGGCTCGCTCGCATCACACATCACTCGCCCCTGCCATCACGCCGCCAAGCAGGTACAGGGGCACACACTCAAACTGTGAGAACATTATGCCCGATACATCCCCGCCTTTCCAGTCTGGCCATCAATCCCCCCTCGAGCTCTGCTTCGCGATCTCTTCGAGCGCGTTGATCCGCTTTTCCAGCACCAGCGTCTCGCGGAACTTGACCGCCGTTTCGAGCACGCACTTTGCCGACTGCATTCGCACACCCGGCGTCTGCTGAGCGTCCATCAATTCGGCCAGCGTGTCGAGAGCCTGATCCATCAGTCCGGCTGTCCGGCTTGCTGCGCCGGACATCAGGTCTTCCCGGAACTCATCGACCTGAGCCTTGAATTTGCGGCACCTCAATCGACGGTGAATCGTCGACAGCGACATTCCCGTTCGGCGAGACGCTTCCGCCACCTTCATGCCTCGGGCAAGCATCTCGATCAGTTGGGCTTCACGAACCAGTAATGGATCTTCCTCTGGTTCGTTTTCGTCATCTGGTGTTTGAATTTGATTTTCTGCCATCTGTTGCCACCATTTACGCACTTGTTTTGACAGATTCGGATAACAACCCAACGACATCGCCGGTCTTAATCGGTCGTTTGAATTCTTTGGAGACGAGACCGGCGATCTGGCTCGGGTTCTTGCCTTCGGCGCTGAGTTCGGCACACCGCTCGGCCAGTGTTTTCTCCTGCTCCTGCTCTTGCTCGCCAGTTTTGACCGGCTCAATTTCCACGGCATCGTCTTCCTTGACGATGCCGTGCTTCCTGGCGATCGCATTGACCTGATCGATTGTCAGACCGAAACGGGACACAACCTGCTGAGGAAACGCCCCCTCACGCAGATAATCGACGACATCGCCTTCGTTCACCGGTGGTTTCTGCGCCTCTTCTCTCAAAATCTGATCAGTCTTCGTGATCTCTGCAAGCTGTTCGGCTCTTGCCAGCCGTCCAGCCAGTCGATCCCGGACGCTCTCCGCTTCCGTCTCGTCGTCTGGATGCCGCCAGTCTGTTGTGATCACGCTGCCGGGCTTTTGCAATTCCTGCTCGATCAGTCCGAGCAGCGTCTGCCCCTGCGGACCAAAGAAGACGCCTTCCCATATGCCGGTCCCGTGATTCCGTCGCCCGTAACACCGTGCGATTTGATGAGAATCGAGCCCTTCAGCTTTCAGTGCCGCTACTGACTCGATCACTCGCCGATCTACTCGATACCTGACGCCCTGATACGCTTCCAGAACGCCTTTGTACGCGTCGTAAAACACGGGCAAAGGCTCTCCTGTGGACGTCTGGAACTCATCTTCGAAGTTGTACGCGTGATATCTCACGCCGAGCTTTCCGACCGCTTCGACAATCTCGCGACAGTCCCCAGGCACATCACCATACCTGCACGCATTGATGACCACATCGAGAGCGAGGCCGAGCGGCGACTGTTCCTCGATGACTGTTTCCTTCGATGCCGCCCACTGATCGAATGCCTCAATCAGTGCCGTAGTGGCCTTCAGGATTGTCGTTCGTCGATCCACCATGTTTCCCCTGAGAATGTGTGCGGTTTCCTCTTGACTCGGAGTCTATCAACCGCTCCGAGTTTGTCACCTTCTTTTTCTCAGCAGTCTTCTCCGGCATCTGCTCGACGGCAGAGGTCGAGAAGCTCCGCCTCGTCAGAGACCAGTGACCACTCCTTCTGAGGTTGGCCGCTCATTCCTCTTGGCCGTTTCCGCAGAGCGAACTTCACTCGGAGTTTTTTTAGACCAGCGTCAATGCTTTTCCGGCTGAGTCCTGTTGCAATCGCCATTTCATCGATCGTGTGTGGCTTCCTGAGAAGCATCTGAAATACCAACGCGCTGGCTGGCAGCCGTGGTGTTTGCGTCACTGGTGGAGTGCTCATTCTGTTTCCTGATTCGTTTTCTGACTACAAGCGTCGAGTGGTTGAAGAATAGTTGCCACATCGATCATCGTCATCGTCGCCCCTCTCTTCTGTTTGAATTCCCTTCGCACGATTGACCCACCACGGCCACTGCTCCTGATCCTCACACGGTTCTAACTCTTCGACTCGCATCCAGCGCACTACGCCTGACTCTGTTTTGACGGCGATCCTGTCTGGCGGGCAGCCTTCTCCGGTAACAGCGACGATTCCGAACCCGAACGGCAACGATGGCTGCTGCACGACGGTCCCCGGTGGCAGCAGGTCATTCCTTAGTTTTGCAAACGACTCATTGTTCTCGCGCACCCATCT